CAGTTCAAGGCGCAGACAGCGCAAACCAAATCGGGGACGCCGCTGGCGCATGTGCCCTTTCTTACAGAGGCTCGTCGGGCCGAGTTACGCGCCCTCAACATCTACACTCTGGAGGCGCTGGCACATGTTGACGGCCAAGAGCTCAAAAATCTCGGACACGGCGGACGAGATCTGAAAAACAAAGCGCAAGAGTATATCGCCGAGAGCAAGAGCAACGCGCCAAACCTGGCCATGGCGGCAGAGCTGGAGGCGCTCAAAGCGCGCAACGCCATCATCGAAGAAGATCTCAAGCGGCATCAGGATCGCAACGCCGGTGAAAAAATCGATAGTGATAATCAGTTTGCCGGCATGACCCTCGACCAGTTGCGTGATTTCGTTACGACCAACACTGGTCACAAACCGCATGGCTCGCTGAACCGCAAAACGCTAGTGCGAATGGCAACAGAGGCCCAGCAGAAAGTCGCATGACGAATGTCGTTACTGACGGTTGTCAGGGATGTTTGCACGGTTGTCGGGGCGGCCATCCCGACATCCGTCTTTGCGAGCATCGCCGGCAATCGCACCATGGCGGAGATGCTGGCGCTCGCCAACGAGATTGCACAGCGCATCGCTTACGACACACGTGAGTGGCAGCAGCTCAAACAAAGCGAAACACTGCCAGGTGATGCAACGCTGACCAATCCCGGCACGACGGCATTCAACCTGCCGGCCAACTTCAAGCGCATGTTGCTTACGGCGAACGTCTGGCGATCAAACACGCCAATGTCGCCGATGCGCTTCTTTCCCGATCTGGATGAGTGGATGCAGCGCCGCGCGCGCGGCTATTACGACAGCCGTGGCGAGTGGATTATTTACGGCGGCCAGATACACATCCACCCGCCGATGCCGGTCGGCGTTACGGCGACGTTTGCCTATCTCAGCAAGAACCCTATCGCTTTAGCAAGCGGCGGCCTTAGCGAAATTTTTCTAACCGATAACGACAGCTTCCTGTTGGGCGATCGGCTGCTCAAACTGGGCATGACCTGGCAGTGGAAGGCGCAGAAAGGCTCGCCCTATTCCGAGGATCTCGGCACCTATGGCGACGCCATGCTGCTGGCTATGGGCAATGACAGCCCCTCGCCGATCATGGTCGGCCGCGAGCCGATCTCTGCCAGCGTTGTCGCCAGCACCGCCTATCCCTTCCCGGTGCCGTCGTCATGAGCATTGTCCAGGCCTTCAAGCGCCAGGCAGTGCCGCCGCAGATGGCGCAGCAGCTGCAGACAACGACGATCGCGGCGCCGACGCGCGGCATTATCCAGAACGAAAATTTTACGTTCATGCAGCCGGGTGCCGCCATCATTTGCGACAACTGGGTGCCGACGTTGCGCGGCGTCAAGTTGCGTGGCGGTTGCGAGCGGTGGTCGGTGTTGCCCGAGACGACGCCGATCATTTCCGGTTTCGAGTATCTCAGCGGCAACGTGCAGAAGATGTTCGCCGCCAACGCGACTAAGCTCTACGACGTCACCTTTGGCGGCGCACCGACATTGGTGAAGGATAGTCAAGGATCCGGTAATTATTCTGCCTCGCAGCTCGCCAACCAGGGCGGCGATTATCTCATTGCCGTCAATGACGCTGGCGACTTTCCGCTGCAATACAACGGCGCGGCGTGGACGACATTCAGCGCCAATCAGATCAGCGGTCCGGTCGGCTCGACGGTCGAGCACGGCAAGAACCTCGTTGCCGTTTGGAAGTATCGCAATCGGTGGTTCTTCATCGAGGGCGGCAGCATGAACGCCTGGTATCTGCCGCTCAACGCCGTGCAGGGCGCACTGCAGATGATCCCGCTGTCGGGGGCGACGACCAAAGGCGGCAACCTGCTGTTTGGTGCGGCATGGTCGATCGACGCCGGCGATGGCATCGATGACAAGTGCGTGTTCTGCACCGACCAGGGCGAGCTGATTATCTTTTCCGGCAGCGACCCTTCGACGGCGACCAACTGGCGGCAGGAAGGTCGCTACGCCATCAGTCCGCCGATGGGCAAGAACGCGCACTTGCCGATTGGTGGCGACCTGCTTCTCGCTACGATCGATGGCATCATCCCGATTTCGCAGGCGATCACAAAAACGGCAGAGCAGCTCGAGCTAGCCGCCGTCACCCGCACCATCAAGCCGCTGTGGCGGCAGGAGGTGGCGGCCAAGATCGCCTCGCCCTGGGCGCTGAAGAAATGGGACGAGTACGGCGGCGTCTTTGTCGCTGTCCCTGGTGGCGCACCGGGTGATCGCCATTGCCTGGTCGCCAATTCCTCGAGCGGCGCCTGGAGCCGTTTCGTCGGCTACGACGCCACCTGCTGGATGTACACACGCGGCAACCTGTTCTTTGGCACCCAGGACGGCATTGTCATGCAGGCCGATCGCACCGGCTATGACGACGGCAAGCCGTATGTCGCCACCCTGGTCGGTGGCTGGGAGATGTTTCAGTCGGCCGCAGCGCAGTGCGTCTGGCACCAGGCGCGCGCCTCTTTCACCGCCGGCAACTCCGAGCCGTTCCAGCCGCAAATTGCCGCCTGCACCGACTACGACATTCGCGTTCCGCAACCGCCGCCGGCGGGGCCGGATCCTGGTGTGGCGGATGTTTGGGATCAAGGCTTGTGGGATACGGCGCTGTGGGACCAGCCGTCATTGGCGCTGCCAGTGGTGAAGAACACTGCCTGGGTGTCGGTTGGCGAAACCGGGTTTTCGCATGCGCCGGTCGTCCAGGTGACGGTGGCGCAGGCGGCGCGGCCGAACGTAGAGCTGATCTCGATCGCGGCGACATTCGAGCGATTAGGCGTCAACGTCTGAGGACAAGCGCATGGCAGTCGATCCAACCGCCGCACCGACCGTAGATCCCGGCGACGCTCGGGATGCGCAGCTCTCTTCTTTGTACACAGACTACAATCCACAGGGTGGCATGGGCGGCCTGTTTGCGCCGGCCTACATCCACGGCCTGAAAGCGTCAGAAGGCGCCGTCTCAAAATGGGGTCTGGAAAACCACCCGGTCACCTACGCCAACATCGACCAGACGCGCATGCCTAACCCGTTTCAGGGGCCGTCGCCGATGAGCGCCGGCAATGGCGTCTATGGCGGGCCGATCCCGTTGCAACAGGCGTATGGGGATCCCAAAGGTTCGATTGATCCTGAGGCGCTGCGTGTATTGGCGCAGGGTGGCAAATACGATTTCAACGCGCGACGCGATGCGATCGCGCAGCGGCTTGCCAGTAATCAGGCGGCGCAAGCCGCGGTGCCATCACCGGCAGCGACAGACAGCAGTATGTTTTTGGACGAGAACGGTCAGCCGTTCGACATTCAGGCGTATCAGTCGGCTTTGTCCCAATACAATCAGCAAAAAAGTCTGGGCAACGTCAATAATCTGCCGCCGATGATGCAGACGCCACCGTTGAAAAGCAGGTTCCCGATCTACAAGAATTATCAGGACTACAACAACGTAGGCGCGTGATGATGTATCGCTATTTATTCGGCGAAGACAGAGTTGTCGCGCAGTTCGTTGCGCAACTGATCCCGCATGTCCGTCAGTTTGGTGACGATGCGCGCACGATTGGTGTGTTGCGTGAAGATGGCGCACTGATCGCCGGCCTGGTCTACACCAACTACGATCAGGATTTTGGCATCATCGAGATGCACGGCGCATCGATCGATCCACATTGGCTTACGCGCAGCACCATCGAGCGCATGTACCGCTACCCGTTCGTGCAGGTCGGTGTGCAGATGCTGGTGCAGCGCACCCCGATCGAGAACGAGCGGCTGCTGCGCCAGCTCGCCGTTTACGATTATCACTTCATTAAAGTCCCGCGCATGTTTGGTCGCGGCAAGGATGGTGTCCTGTGCTGTCTCACCTACGAAGCGTGGGTCGGCAATCGCTTTAACAAACGGTTCAAGCATCACCTGGACGATGCGCCGATAGAGGAGGCCGCGTGATGCCAATTAATTATGCACAAGCGCCGACACCGTACGGCAGCGGCGGCAGTGGTGGAGCCAATGCCCAACGCAACGCCATCACGCAGGCGCTCATGCGTGTCGCCAACCCACCACCGAGCACCGGCATGCCGCAAGGCGGCCAGGGCTATGGCGGTATGAAACCGGCTATGCCACCGCCTAGCAATGTGGGCTCGACAATGCCCAGCCCGCAGGCGCCGCTGAGTGCTGCCGGCGTCATGCCGGGAAACCAGCCGCCGGGTGGATTGATGCAGCAAGCCGGCGTGGCGCCGTCTCCTATTCCGCAGACACCGCCGCAGATGATGCCACCAACGCCAGCGTCGGGCATGCCGCAAGGACCACAGCCAAACGTGCCGCAGTCGCTGGGCCAGGGGCCGTTGATCCAGCCGCCGAATGCCAACCTTCTGCCACCAGGATTAAACCCAGGAAGTTACTGACATGGGCAAGGGCTCTGCACCGGCTGCTCCTGCTGCGCCTAATCCCGTCGACACGGCGCGCGCCTCGACGTCGACCAACGTCGCGACGGCAATCACCAATGCGTTCCTCAACAACACCAATCAGAACACACCTGACGGGTCGCTGCGCTACGACCAAACCGACACCTATAACTGGACCGATCCCTACACCGGCACCAACATCGCCATCCCGCGCTTTACCGCGACACAGACGTTGTCGCCGCAGCAGCAAGCGATCCAGGATCAGAGTAATGCCGCCAAAATGAACTTGGCCGGCATGGCCAACACGCAAAGCGATCGCTTGGCCACCTTGCTGGGCAAGGAGATCGACCTTAGTGGTGCGCCGGCGGCGGGCGATCCCAACGCCATTACCAATGTCCCGCAAGCGGCAACGACGTTTGGCGATGTTGGCCAGCAACAGTCGACGTTTGGCGCTGCCGGCGACATCACCAAGAGCTATGGCGCCGGCGACTTCTCCGCCGATCGGCAGAACGTGCAGGACGCGCTGATGGCGCGCATGAACCCGCAGCTCGCCATCGAGAAGCAAGGCATCGAGCAGCAACTTGCCGACCAGGGCATCCGTTACGGCAGTCAGGCTTATTCCGATGCCATGATGAACTATTCCCGCCAAGCCAACGACGCGCGCTTTGGCGCGATCAGTCAGGCGGGACAAGAGCAGCAGCGCATGATGGACATGGCGGCGCAGCGCGCCGGGTTCGAGAACGCTGCGCAGCAGCAACAATACGAAGAGGAACAAGGCCGCGGCACGTTTGCCAACCAGGCGCAGGCAGCCAACTTCCAGCAGGCTGGCGCGCGCGCCGACTACTTGAACGCAGGGTTAGCGCAGCAGGTGGCGCAGGCGCAAACCGGTTTTAACGCGCAGAACATGGCGCGCAATCAGTTCATGAACGAGCAGTACGCGCAGCGCAACCAGCCGATCAATGAGATCTCGTCGCTGTTGTCCGGCTCGCAGATCAACAACCCCAACTTCGTCAACACGCCGAACAATCAGATCCCGACCACCGACGT